AAGTGAATTACATACGCCATTGCCCCGTGGTCTGCTACCACCAGCACAATCTTCTCTGTCCCTGTGACAGTTCGTGTTCTCCAAACCTCTCCGGTTTTATTTTCTGTTCCCATATTCTTGTCCTCCTGCAGCTTCCTGCGCTTTATTCTCTCTTCTCTTTCTACCGCGATGATTGCCCGGCAGGCTGTTTCATCTCGGTAGCCCTCTGCGTTTTTATACATTCCTTTACTCCAATTATTATGCAAAACGCATCTGTCCAGACTCATCGTCGGTAACAAACTCTAACGTTTACGGCAACATCTCCGGGAAATCCTCAAAGCTCATCTGCCCTGCTACATTGTCATCTTCCATCCACCACCGGAATACATCTTCACCAGTCTTCCATTTTGGATTTCCCCCGGATGCTCTCATTTTATCAAGCATTTCCGAAAAGGCTTTGATATACTTTTCTTTAAACCCTGGGAAATCTGCGAACTCTTTCCAACGCCTCCTTCCTGCCATCGGACAACCAACACATCCTACACGATGATAACCACAATCATATAAATGGTTATATTCTATTCCGTTCCCCCTTATAAAATCCCACACATCGGCATCTGACCACGATATAATAGGATTTATAGCCACCTTCCCTTTCTGACGACAGTGGTCGATTATATCTCTGCTTGCATCGTTGTCATTCGCCAACATGACTCTATCCGCTTTTATTCTATCACTCGCCTTCTTTGTAATAGTTTCCACTTCGTTTCGTGTTGCACGCTTCCTGCTTTCTGCCCACCTTACTCCAGTCGTTATGACACGGTTTTCTGCATTTTGCTCTTTCAAAATCTCACAACAATACCTCATCATTCTGGTGGGTGGCATACCTTTGATGGGGATTAACGACCACATATTGACTTTCTGTCCTTTGTACATCGGCTGCGTGTATTCGCAAGATATTCCCTTTTTTTTGCACTGGTCAAATACCTTTCGGACATGCTGCATTGTCTGTGGCGCATCAACTGTGGTGATGCTGTGCTGTACCACGAACGGTACGTGAGCTCGCTTGCATAGCTCCAAGACGACGTCCGAATCTTTTCCACCGCTGTATGTACATACAAATGGTTTCCCATAATATCGTTTCGACATGTCTGCTGCCATGCGAATCAAATATATTGCTTCCTCTTCTTTTCCCATTACGCTACTCCTCTAAATGCTAATTTTCTGCATCTTTGGGTACAATTTCTTCCCATTCGCAAAGATGAGTCGTGCATTTACTCTTCCTCCGTTTCCA